GGTCATCTGAAAGCTCGATCATTTTTTAGCGTCAGCGTTTGCAGTAACTTAACTACTTAACTATTATGGTTTACAAGTGCTTAACTCTTAACTAATGCTTATAACCTATGTAGATTTGGCAAAAATAAAAAATGTTAGCAAAAGTGCAGTATCACAAAGAAAAGCAAAAGGTATATTTAAACAGGCTTTAGTAAAAACAGAAGATGGAAAAGACTTTTTAGATAAAGATTTAGCATTACAGGCATGGGACGGTATTTTTATACCAGTTAAGGAAGCAAAAAAAGATTTAAAACAGAAGATAGATAATTTGCCATCTGATTCCATACCAGATTTTGCAGAAAGTAAAGCTAAAAGAGAATTTTACCTTGCAGAGTTAGCAAAGTTAGATGTATTAGAAAAGAAAAAAGAATTAGTTAGTGTAGAAGAAATTAAAAAAAGCAGTTTCGCAAAAGCTAGAGCTATAAGAGAGCAACTTATAAATTTAGCAGATAGGTTAAGTCATCAGTTGGCAGGTGAAGATGATGCAACTGTTATTTATAAAATTATTAATAGTGAACATAGAGAAGCATTAGAGAATTTATCACAATGAACGCTTGGGAAGAGGGATTTTTAGCAGGGTTAAGACCAGAAAAGGCACTAACTGTTAGTGAATGGGCTGATACTTATAGGATTCTGTCTAGTAAAGCAAGTAGTGAACCAGGTAAATGGAGAACAAGTAGAACACCATATCTAAAAGAACCTATGGATTGTTTAGGTACACAAAGTCCTGTACAACGAGTGGTGTTAATGTTTGCTGCACAGACAGGCAAGACAGAAGCACAGAATTGTTGGTTGGGTTATGTAATAGACCATGCCCCTGCACCTATGTTGTTAGTGCAACCTACTTTAGAGATGGGAAAGAGATTAAGTAAGCAAAGATTAGAAAGTATGATTACTGATACCCCTTGTCTAAATGAAAAAATTGCACCATCTAGAAGTAGAGATAGTGGTAATACATTAAGCAGTAAAGAATTTCCTGGTGGAATGATGCTAATAACAGGTGCTAACTCAGCAACAGGACTAAGATCAACACCATGTAAGTATATAAGTTGTGATGAAGTTGATGCGTTTCCATCTGATGCATCAGGTGAAGGTGATCCTGTAGCACTTGCGGAAAAGAGGGCAACAACATTTAGTACAAGAAAAAAAGTATTACTTACATCTACACCTACAATTAAAGATTTTTCAAGAATAGAAAGTGAATACCTAACATCAGATCAGAGATTATATTTTGTACCCTGTCCTATCTGTGGAGAGTATCAAGATTTACGCTGGAAACAATTACAGAAAGAAGATGTAAATAATGTGAAATACAAATGTATACATTGTGAAGGTTTATTTGATGAGAGTCATAAAACAAAGATGTTAAGACAGGGTGAATGGAGGGCAATGAAACAAGGTGATGGTATAACAGCAGGTTTTAGATTAAATGGTTTATATAGTCCATTAGGTTGGTTTAGCTGGAAAGAAGCGGTAATGGAATTTAATAAGGCAAAAGGTGATGCACCTTTAATAAAAACTTTTGTGAATACACGTTTAGCAGAAACTTTTGAAACAGATTATGTAAGTGCAATGAGTGCAGAAGGGTTATTAAAAAGATGTGAAAGTTATGAACAGGCAACTTGTCCAGAAGGTGTTTTATTTCTTACTCAAGGTGTTGATTGTCAGGTAGACAGATTAGAAGTTAGCACATGGGGTTGGGGTAAAGGTGAGGAATCATTTTTTATAGATCATATTGCTTTATATGGTGACCCACACCAGGCAGAAGTATGGAAGCAGCTAGAGATTGTGATAAATCAGCAGTATGAACATGAGTGTGGCAAAAGTCTTGTACCTGTTATTACTGCTATTGACTCAGGTGGTTTACATACAAGTGAGGTATACCAATTTGCAAGAGAGAAAGTAGCACAGGGTGTAATTGCTATTAAAGGACAATCACAGGCTAATAAACCTGCTATTGGTAGACCTACAAGAGTAGATATTAATTTTAGGAAAGCTAACAGGGCAATAAAAAAAGGAGGGCAGGTATATCCATTAGGAGTAGATACTATAAAAAATACTTTGATGGGAAGATTAAAGAATAATAAAATTGGTAGTTATGGTTATGTACATTTTCATGCAAGTACCACAGAAGAATTTTTTAAACAGTTAACAGCAGAAAGACAGATATTAAAAACTAACAGGAGTGGTTTCCAAGTTCCACAATGGGTAAAAAAGGCAGGTGTAAGGAATGAATGTTTAGATACATGGGTGTATAGTTATGCTGCTATGTCGTTATATATCAGTAAATTCAATAGAAATACAGTATGGGAACAGTTAGAAAATAAAATTAATGAAACAGATAATGTAGTTAAACAAAAAAAAGGTACAATAAAGAGAACACGTAAAAATGATTTTGTAACCAACTGGTAAAACTATGTTTAAATCTGATTTACCTAGTGAAATAACTGCTGGTACTACCATTGAATGGGTAGATGAAGCTACTACTGCTGGAATAAATGAAACTATAAGTAGTCCTGATTGGACATTAGAATATTACTTACGTACTAATACATCTAGTGAAGGTCATACAGCAACAGGTACACAATATTCAAATAGTTCTGGTTGGCAGTTTTCTATAAGTGCTACTGCAAGTGCAGAATTTATTGCAGGTAATTGGTTTTGGTCAGTTAGAGCATTTAAAGGTTCAAAAGTATTTGAAATAGGTAGTGGTGAATTAACAGTAAAACAATCATTACAATATACTGGTACACCTGCTGCTATTGATAACAGAACACAGAATGAAAAAGATTTAGATGCTGTTACTGCTGCTATTAGAGCAATGGTAGAAGATAAGGCACAGGAATACAGTATTGGTAATAGAACATTCAAAAGAATAGATTTAGATAAGCTAGAAAATTTACAGGCTAAATTAAGAAGTAGAGTTGCAAGCGAAAAGCGGTATAGTTTAATAAGTCAGGGTTTAGGAGACCCTAAAAACCTCTATGTACGCTTTTAGGTAAGTTAAATGGGCTTAATTAATGCTTGGAGGGGTCTAATTTCCTCTAATGATGATCTAAATAAGCGTAGAAATCGCTTAAAAAGAATGTATTCTGGTGCAAAATTTGACCGCACTAATTTAAGTTGGGTAACGCCTTTATCTTCACCTGACCAAAGTTATAAAAATTCTATAAACACTCTCAGAAAACGTGTACATGATTTAGTACGTAATAATAATTATGCTGCACAGGCCATAAGATATGCAACTAATCAAATTGTTGGTCAGGGTGTAACAATGCAAGCACAGATTAAAAGTCAACGTGGCGGTACACCTAATACAAGAATAAATGAAAGTATAGAAAGTGAGTGGAGTAGATGGGGTAGAAAAGATAGTTGTGATATACGTGGTGTTCTTTGTTTTTCTGAACTCGAAAGATTAGCTGTTAGATCAATGATAGAAAGTGGAGAATGTTTTATTGTTATTCATAGAAAAGCATTTGGTAGAAGCAAAATACCTTTTTCACTAGAGGTATTAGAAGCAGAGCAGTTAGATGAAGATTATAAAGGTGCTACAAAAAATAATAAGAATGTTTGGCGTTTAGGAATAGAACTAAGTCCAGAAGGTAGGGCTGTTAGTTATGCATTTTTAAAAAAACACCCTGGAGATACTAATTTTGCAACAATTCCAGAAGAGAATAGACATATTATTGTAGCTGCAAAAGATGTTGTACATTTATTTTTGCCATTAAGACCAGGACAGCATAGAGGGGTACCATTTTTAGCTAGTGCAATAAATCATTTACATCAATTAGATGGATATATAGAAGCAACAGTTGTAGGACAACGTGCAAGTAGTGCATTAATGGGATTTATTACAAGTCCAGAGGGTGAACTAGATGTAGGCGGTGAAGTATTTGATTATGAACGTGTTAGTGGATTTGAACCAGGTACTTTTAAATATTTAGCACCAGGAGAAAGTATATCTGTACCTGATTTAGATAAAGCTAATGGTGAATTTGAACCTTTTGTCAGGTCTATGTTACGTAGTATGGCTAGTGGTTTAGGTTGTAGTTTTGAAGCTATAAGTTCTGACTATTCCCAATCAAATTACAGTAGTAGCAGGTTAGCCATGTTACAGGATAGAGATAATTGGAGAACAATACAGAAGATGTTGAAGGAAAGTTTTTACCAGCCTTTATTTGAGCAATGGTTAGAAATGGCAGTATTAAGCGGTACTTTATCTTTGCCAACATATTCAACAACACCAGAAGTATATGAAAAAGTTAGATGGGTATGTAGGGGATATTCATATATTGACCCTCAAAAAGAAATTGCTGCACAACGTGACGCTATAAGATCAGGTTTGAAAACATTATCAGAATGTATTGCAGAAAATGGTGGAGATGTAGAAGAAATGTTAATTGCTAGACAAGCAGAACTGGCAAAACTTGATGAGTTAAATATCATAACTGACTCAGATCCAAGTGCTGTTAATAAATCTGGTGGTTCACAATTTAAACCTATCAATACTGTTGATCCTTTTGGTGATACGCAACCACCAACAGGTGAAGATGCGGAAAATGTAGCGGACGGTAAAGATGGCAGTTATTAATGGCACAGAAATAGACCTTATGCCTACAAAAGGTATGAGGGAGGAAGCACAAAGATATAGAGATTGGAAAGCAGAAGGAGAAGCAGGCGGTACAGAAGTTGCACGTAGAAGAGCAACACAAATATTAAGTGGTAATGAATTAAGTCCACAGGTTGTTATTGAAATGTCAGCATGGCATGCAAGACACGCTGTAGATCAGGAAGCAGAAGGATATAGACCAGGTGAAAAAGGCTACCCTAGTCCTGGACGTGTGAGTGCCGCAGCATGGGGAGGGGCAGCAGGTAAAAGTTTTTCTGATGCAAAATCAGCTAGAATAAAACAATTAAGAAACATTGATGCTATGCCTAAAACAAAACGTGCAAAAGCTAAACGTGCAGAACCAGATGAATTATCTGTAGGTGATTATGTAAGATGGAACGCTAGTGGCGGTATTGCAAGAGGGCAAATAGATAGTATCGAACGTGATGGAACTATAAATGTACCTGATAGCTCATTTGAAATTACTGGTACAGAAGATGACCCTGCTGCATTAATTAGTGTATTTAGAGAAGATGATGGAGAGTTTGAAAAGACAGATGTACAGGTTGGTCACAAATTCAGCACACTAACTAAGATAGATTCGTTAAGAAGTATTACAACTGTATTAAAAAGAAGTGGAGAGACATCTTTTTCTTCACAAGAAGATAATACTTATGAATTTAGCTTTAGTTCTGAATTTCCTGTAGAGCGTACTTTTGGTACTGAAATATTAAGTCATGAACAGGGTTCTATTGATTTCAGCAGGTTAAATGGAGGGGTTGCGCCTGTATTATGGAATCATAATATGGATCAGGTGATAGGAATTGTCAGAAATGCGTATTTAGACGAAAAAAAGAAGAAAGGTAGAGCAGTTGTTGAACTAAGCAGAAATGCAAAAGCACAAGAGGTAAAAAGAGATATTGATGACGGCATTTTAAGCTCAATAAGCGTAGGTTATCGGATTTTAGAGATGGAGGAACGTGAAATAGATGGAAATAACGCATTTTTAGCGACAAGATGGGAACCTCATGAAGTTAGTGTTGTTGCAAGCCCAGCAGCCCCAGATGTAGGTATTTCTAGAGGGTTAATTGATGAAAACACCATGCCTAGTGCTAAAAAACAAGATATAGTAGAAGATAAGCGTGTAAACGCTGCATCACTCGATGCACAACTGTCCAATTCTAAAAAAACAGAAACTATGTCCAAAGAACAACCAGATTTAGAGGTTGTGCGTAGTGAAGCTTCAAAAAAAGCTCAATCAGCAGAACGCACAAGAATTAGAGAAATTAATGCCATGTGTAGTAAGCGTGGTTTTGATGATCTTGCAGATCAATTAATTAACAACGGCTCATCTGTAGATTCATGCAGACAGGCAATCTTAGAAAGAATAGATGCAAAGCCAGTAGAAACTGCAAAGCCTATTGAAGAGCAGTTATCACCAAAAGAAAAAGAACAGTATGCTAGAGATTACAAAATCACATCTGGTATCAGAGGTCTTTTAACAAACGATTGGTCAGATAAAGCATCTGGTTTTGCAAAAGAAATTTCACAGCAGATTGCAAAAGATTCTCAAAGATCTAACAGCCAATCTTCTTTGTTTATTCCTTATAGTGCATTAGCAAAAAGAGCTACATATGTAACATCAGGTGCTACTACTGGTGGAAATATTGTTGCAACAGATTTACTAGCTGATGACTTCATAGAAGCACTAAGAAACAGCACAGTAATGGTTGGTTTAGGTGTACAGACATTATCAGGTTTAGTTGGTGATGTTGCAATACCTAGAAGATCAGGCGTTGCATCAACTGGTTATCTATCAAGTGAAACTGCTGCACTATCTCAGGCAGAAAGTACATTTGATCAGATTTCAATGACACCTAAAACATTAGGAACATTGTCAAAATTCTCTAGGAATATGCTTATCCAAGCAACACCTGGTATTGAAGATTTAGTTAGAACTGACATCTTAGATGGTATCAATGTTGGTCTTGATTTAGGTATCTTAAATGGTACTGGTTCATCAGGTCAGCCTACAGGTATCATGCAAACTTCTGGTATCGGTTCTGTTGCTATGGGTACTAACGGTGGTGCTATTACAGTAGATGCTTTAGTAGACCTAGAAACAGCCATGATGGAAGATAATGCTGCAGTTAATGCTGATTCTATTTCTTATGTAACTAACGCTAAAGTATTAGGTGCTATCAAGAAACTAAAAACATCTGGTGGTGAGTACTTAGTAAATAACAACTTACAGGCAATAGGTAGAGGTGGTACACCATTAGTTGTTAATGGTTATCCTTTAGCCATGACAAACCAAGTGCCTAGCAACCTAACAAAAGGTTCTACTTCTGGTTCTTGTTCTGCTGTTGTTATGGGTGACTTCTCACAAGCAATATTAGGATTATTCGGTTCTGGTATTGAAATTACTGCAGGTGAGGACGGTGATGATTTCTCCAAGAATTTGGTCAGTATCAAGGGTGTAGTTGCATTTGACGTTGCTGTTAGACACGCACAATCATTTGCTGCAATCTTAGACGTAACCACATAATTGGTTTACTATTAGGGGTGTAAAAACCCCTTTTTTTTTATGAAAGTTAAATGTTTAAAAAATGTTTGTGCTAGTGGCATAAGCCTAGAAGCAGGTCAAACTTATGATGTATCAGAAAATGATGCAGAATTATTAATTTCTATGGGAAGAGTTGAAGTTTATACACCTAAACCAAAAGTAAAAAAAATAGTAAATAAAAATTAAATGGCATTAGTAGAGGACAGTACAACACAATCTGCATACCTAAATGATTTTGGGGTTAGTTGTACATCTGGTGGTACTACTGCAAAAGCAATATTAGAACAGCCAGATTTAGTTCTTGCAGGTAATCAAATTGTTAGTACTGATTATCAACTAACAGCTAAAGTTAGTGATTTTGGAAGTCTTATTGCAGGTGCATCAATAACAGTAGATTCTGTTGCGTATACAGTTAGAGAATTAAGAAAACTAGATGATGGTATTTTTTGTGAAATCAGTATACAGAAAACATGACAACTAAACGTGAACAAATTATGGCAAGACTATTAACAGTTCTTGCAAATACTACAGGAGTTAGTACACGTATTTATAGAAGTAGAACAGTACCTTTAACAAGAGGTGAATCACCTGCATTAATATTAGAACCTGTTAGTGATACTGTTGAACAAAACACATCATTACCTACTCTTGACCATTCTTTAACAGTAAGGGTAAGTGTAATTGTAAGGGGTGATATTCCTGATAATGTGGCAGATGCAACTGTTGAAAGTTTGCACAGTAAAATAATGGCAGATTTAACAGTTAATAATTTAGCAATAGATGTAGAACCATCTGATACATCATTTGAATTACTAGATGCAGACCAACCAGGTGGAGTAATCGGGGTAGAATATATAGTGCGATATAGAACAGAAGTTGATGATTTAACGCAATAGATGGTGTTTATTACTAGAAAAGGTTTATTATATAAACATACTGACAAAAATTAACAATGCCTAAAAGACAAAAATTAAGGAGCTTGTTAGCTAAAGCTGAATCTAGTTATGGCACAAACCCTACACCAACTGGTTCAGCAAATTATGTACAGGTAATTGATCTGAATATAGAACCTATAGTTAGTGATGAAGTTAGTAGAGATTTAATAAGGCCATATATGGGTAATTATGAAGTTATCCCTGCTAATACAAGAGTTAATGTAACTTTTAGTGTAGAAATGTCTGGTAGTGGTTCTGCTGGTACAGCACCTAAGTATGGAGCAATATTAAAAGCATGTGCATTATCTGAAACTATATCAGGCGGAAATACTGTTACTTATGCCCCAGTTACTACACCTACTGATAGTGTTACTTTATTTGTTAACTATGATGGTGTTAGACATATGGTTACAGGTTGTAGGGGTACTTTCAGTATTAATTGTGAAGTAAACCAGATACCTACAATTTCATTTTCATTGACAGGTATATTTAACGCACCTACTGATACTGCAGCACCTACACCAACTATCAGTAATCAGGCATCACCACTAATTTTTAAAAATGGCAGTACATCTAACTTTGCTATTTTTGGTTTTGCTGCAGCATTACAATCATGGTCATTAGATTTTAATAATGAAGTAATTTATAGAGAATTAGTAGGCGGTACAAAAGAAGTTATAATTACAGACCGTAGACCTGCTGGTACTCTTGTAGTAGAAGCTGTAGCATTATCAGCCCATAACTTTTTTACAGATTATACTGGCACATCAACAGGCACAAACACATGGTTACATGGAACTACTGCAGGTAATAAAGTTACAGTATCTTGTCCACAGACAGATTTAGGGCAGCCTACTTATGAAGATTCAGATGGTATACAAATGTTAAGCATTCCATATTACGCAACACCTACAGCATCAGCTAATAATGAATTTAGCCTTGTATTTACCTAAATTAGGGTATACCCTAGTAAATAGTTACTAGATTTTTATGCCTTTTGTTTTAGATCAAAGTCCATTTTATAAATGGAAAGTAGAAGTAAACGTAAATAAAGATGGAACTGTACATACAGAGGTTTTTACTGCTTTATTTAAAAATATTACTCAATCAAGATTTAAGGAAATGATAAAAATGGTGGAAGATAAACAGATAGATGATATTGATGTTACAAAAGAAATATTAGTAGGTTGGGAAGATATGGAAGCAGCAGATGGTACACAAGTAGAATTTAATAAATCTAACCTTAATAAGTTATGTGAAGTAAGAGGTTTTGCTACTGCTGTAGGTTTTGCATTTATGGAATCAAATCAACAGATTTTTGAAAAAAACTAATAGGGGCAGGTGAGTATTGGGCTGTTGGCTCTACTGTCATAGATAAAACAGCAGAAGATGATGCAGTATTAGGTATAAAAGTAGAAAAGAAAGAAATAGATAATAATTATTATGTATATTTACAAAATTGGGAAACTGTACAAATGTTCTTACGGTGTCAGACACAATGGCGTGTAGGAATGAGTGGAATTATTGGATTAGACTATACATCTGTGGTAGAAATGATTAAACTGTATTTAGTAGAAGATACTGTTGCAATGCTAGAAAATCTACAAATTATGGAAGCTGCAGCATTACAGGCATTAAATAGAGATAAATAATATGGCAAAGTTTGATTTAGTAGTAGCAGCAAAAACTGTAGGGGCAAGTTCTATAAAACGTCTTGGTAACTCTATGCAAGGGGTTACAGGTAAGGTGAAAAATTTAAGGCTTGCAATGGGCGGTCTTAATAAAACATTTGGTGCATTAGGTTTAATTATATCTGGTGGTGCTTTTGTAGGTCTTGTAAAAGGTGCAATAGATAGTGCAGATGCATTTGGTAAGATGTCAGATCAAACAGGCATAGCAGCTAATACATTACAGGCTTATGTAAACGCAGGTAAATTAGCAGGTGTTAGCCAGGAAACTATAGATAAAGGGTTAAGAAGATTAGCACAGTCTATGAGGGAAGCAGATCAGGGTGTAGCTACTTATAAAGATAGTTTTGATTCATTAGGAATATCTGTAAGGGATACAGATGGTACTTTAAAATCTTCAGAACAAGTATTAGGGGAAATATCAGATAAATTTGCAACTTTAGAAAATGGTGCAACAAAAGCAGCTATATCTATGGAAATATTTGGTAGGTCAGGTGCTAATTTAATAAACCTACTTAATGGTGGTGCAGCATCGTTAGAAGAATTTAATTATGCAGTAAGTAATGAATTTGCACAAAACGCAGAGTTTTTTAATGACCAGATAGCAGTTTTAGCTATACAGTTTGATGGATTCAGAAAACAACTAGCAGATGCATTATTACCTGCATTAAATACTATTGTTGGTGTATTCAGCGAATTGTTTAGTGCAGAAAATGATTTTACTTCCTTTTTTAACGCTGTCGAAATAGGTATTAGAGGTATATCTATAGGAATATTTGCAACTGTAAAGTTAGTAGATGAAATAATTAGAGTTCTAGGAACAGCAGCACAACGTGTACAGGGTTTTTTTGACAGTATAAAAATACCACCTTTTATACAAAAACTATTAGGTGGTGCTGGCAATATTGCAAAAGATTTAGGTAATAGATTTAAAACGCAGCAAAAAAGTAATTTAACAGCATTATTAGGAGAAGATTTTACAAAAGGTTTTTCTGATAGGTTTACTGAAAGTTTTAATAAAATACAAGAATTATTTAGTGGGACAACAAACGCACCTGCTAGTTATTTTCAAGATATAAAAGATAGTGCTGATAGTGCAGGTGATTCTATTAATAAGTCATTTGGTCAAACAATGCGGGATAAGTTAAAAACTTTTGGTGATGGCATTAAATCTTTAAAAGAATCTATGGCAGATGTAGTAATTAAGGGAATAAAAGGAATGGAAGATGCTTTAGTGAAGTTTGTAGAAACAGGGAAACTTAATTTTAAAGATTTAACAAGATCAATAATATCTGATATGGCACGTATAGCAATACAACAGACAATAACAAGACCTTTTACTAATTTTATAGAGGGTTTATTTAAAAATGCAAATGGTAATGCTTTTGTTAATGGTCAGGTACAGAAATATGCTTATGGTGGCATTGTTAAAAAGCCTACATTATTCCCTATGGCTAATGGCATGGGTCTTATGGGGGAAGCAGGTGCAGAAGCAATTTTACCTTTACGCAGGGGTAGTAATGGTAAGTTAGGTGTTGAATCATCTGGTGGTGGCAGTACAATTATTAATGTATCTGTAGATGCTTCTGGTTCTTCTGTTGAAGGTAATACAGGTCAGGCTAATGAATTTGGTAACGTATTAGCAGCAGCAATACAAGCTGAATTAGTTAACCAGAAACGTGCAGGTGGTTTATTATCTAACGCATAATTATGGCAACATTTCCTTCTATTGAACCTAGTTATGGATTACAAAAGCAAAGTAGTCCAACTATAAGATCAGTAAAATTTGCAGATGGATTTGAACAAAGGCAATTAATAGGCATCGCAGCACATCAAAATAAAAAAATATACAATCTTGCATGGAATAATATTACAGAAACAGATAGTGATACTATTGAATATTTTTTAAATGAACGTGCATTAGATCAGGCATCATTTACATATACCCCACCTAATGAACCATCAACTAAAACAGGTACTTATAGTCAATCTGGAAACACAACAATAACAATAACAATTACTGACCATCAGTTATTTGCAAATGATTCTATAACAATAGATTTTACAAGTGGTACTGCATCTGATGGTACATTTACTGTTGTTAGTCTCACAAGTGCAAATATATTTACAGTTACAGCTAGTGGTAGTGCTACAACTTCTGGAAACTGTACAGTAACAAGATCAGGTGCAAAACAGTTTATATGTAAAAAATGGACAAAAAATATAAGAGTACCTAACAGGGCAACAATTACAGCTACATTTGAGGAGGTGTTTGAACCATAATGGCAATACCTACAGAAGAGCTACAGAAGGCTAACCCTAGTGCAAAAATAGAATTATTTGAAATACATCTTGTAGCTGCATTACATGGCAGTAATGATGTATCTAGGTTTCATAATGGGATTAATATGAACACTACATATAATGTTGTATTTCAAGGTAATACATATCAAAGAATCCCTATTGAAGCAAATGGTTTTGAGTATTCCATAGCAAGAACAGCACTACCAAGACCAACAGTAAGAATTAGTAACATATTATCTAGTGTTACTGCCTTGATGACGCAAGCAAATTTGACAACTCCTAAAAATGATTTGAATGGAGCAAAATTCAAAAGGATTACTACCATGTTAAAATTTATTGATAATGCAAACTTTGAATCTGGCACTAATCCATTTGGAACACCAGCAAATAATACTTACGAAAACCAAACATTTTTTATTGATAGAAAAACTGTTGAGAGTAAAGATTTTGTAGAGTTTGAACTTGCAATGACTCTTGACTTGCAAAATAGAACAGCACCAAAGAGAATAATTACAAGAAAAGATTTTCCTTCTGTTGGTACGTTTGCATGAACAACTGGCAAGAACAAGCATTACATCACGCTAAAGCTCAACTACCAGAGGAGTCTTGTGGGTTGGTCTTAGATATTGAAGGAAAAGTAGAATATTATCCTTGTAAAAATATCGCTGTTGAAGGTGTAAATAGTTTTACAATAGATCCAGAAGATTGGGCAAAAGCAGAAGAAACTGGGACTGTATTACATATCTGCCACTCGCACCCAAATGGAGATTTAACACCATCAGAAGAAGATATAAAAAATTGTGATTTTCTTGGTTTATCATGGTTTATTTTTGATCCAGAAAATGACCAGGTACAAGAATTAAAACCAGCAGAGCATAAGCCTATGCTTGATAAAAGTAAGTTTATTGATAGAGAAAGAACAGAAGATGAGCAAGGTTTAAGAAAAATTAAACTGTATGGAAGATTAGCAGAGTTAGTAGGCTGGCACGTTAATTATGCAGATGTTAAAAACATGAAAGATGTTTACAAATATTTAGTCTGTAATTATCCAGAAATAGAATCACATGTAAAACAAAATATGTATCGTATAACAATTAATAATGATGTTGTAAAAACAGAAGATGATTTGATAGTAAAAAGTGAAGGTGAAATAAGAATGATTCCTATTGTTTCTGGCGCTTTTTTCTCAATTCTTGCTGGTTTACTTATAAGTGGATTTGCAACAGAAGTCGCTACTTTTGTTGTTGGTAAAACTTTAGCTACATATTTAGCTTCTGCATTAACAGTTGTTGGTACATCTATGGCTTTACAGGGAGCAAGTAATTTATTATTACCTCAACAACTGCCTACAGTAGGTGATATTCCAAATGGTCTAAGTGAAACAGATTCGAGAGTTAACTTTTCATTTAGTGGCATTCAAAATGTTAGTCGTAGTGGAGTTTGCATACCTCTGATTTTTGGAGAGGTGTTTACTGGCTCTATTGTGGTGTCATCGGGAACTGATACTGCCCCTGTATTTTTTGGAGGTTAAAAAATGCCATTACCTAGAAGTGTAAGAGATTTTAAATGGAGAGGTATTGATTACTCTGGTGGTTATCAAGGTGGAGAAGGTTTAAAGTATTACGATGCCGAAATGAAAGATGGCGAGATTGGTTCTCGTCAATTTGTTACAACTGTAGATGTAATTTGTGAAGGTGAAATAGCTGGGTTTCCATCTGCTATTGATGCTGGTCATACATTAGGTACAGATGATTATAATAGAACCGCGTTAAAAGATGTATTTTTAAATAACGTACAAATTTTACAACAATCTGCCTCAGACACAGATCCAGCAGACGGTACGTTTAATTTTGGTACGACTTCCTCTAACAGACCGGCATTTATACCAAAATTAGGAACAGCAGATCAAACAAAAATAAGAGGTGTAACTGAAACAGAAAGGGATAGACAAATAGGAGTAATTGTAACAGTTGCCCAACCACAAACAGTTTCTATTACAGATACGAATACGGAAGGTATAAGGGTTACAATTGGTTTTCCACGATTACAAAAAGTAGAAGATGATGGGAATATATCTGGTACAACTGTTGAATATACAATAGAGGTAAAAAATCAAGCAGGTACATTATTAAAAAAAATTAACCCAGAAACTCTTTTAACAGGACTTGATAGGAATATACATAGTTCTGGTGGTCGTATTACTGGAAAAAGCACATCACCATATTTTAAAGATCATATTATTACTTTTCATGGTACAAGTCTTAATGACAATATTCCAGCATCAGAATTTCCACTAACAGTAACAGTCACAAGAGTTACAGCAGATAGTACAGATGTAAGGCTCGTAAATGCTTTTGAACTAACATCTATTACTGAATTAGACTTTGAAACTCCTACCTATCCAAATACTGCTGTTGCCGCTTTACGATTTGATGCTGAAATCTTTAGATCCGTTCCACAGAGAATGTATAGAATTAGAGGACGTCTTATCAAGATTCCTCACAATGCTACTGTCAGATCAGATGGGTCTTTGTCATTTAGTGGTAGTTTTAACGGAACTTTAAAAGCAACAAAAGAATGGTGTAATGATCCAGCTTGGGTTCTTTATGATCTTATTACTGAAAATAGGGCTGGGTTTGGTGATTTTATATCAGAAGATGAGGTAGATAAATTTTCTTTTTATAACGCTTCTGAATATAATTCAACACTTATAGATAATGGTCAAGGTGGTACTAGTCCTAGATTTAGTTGCAATTTAGTTATACAAAAAGTTTTTGAGGGCTATACAATTCTTAACAAGATTGCCAGTATTATGAGGGCAAGTTTATTTTTTGAAGATGGCAAAGTAACTCTTGTACAAGA